TTCGGCGGTTGAGGCATTCTTTACCCGAGTTGCAGACTGGGGGCTAGAATCGTGCCTCTCGGAGCTTCAGAACGACCCGGCAGAAGAAGAAGCGACACAATCACTGAAACTGACCGCCAGCACAATCCAAGTCCGCCAAAGCGGGTTCTTCCAAAACGAACTGCCAACAGCCGACTGTAAGATTGTCGGCATGATTGACATTGGGAAGTACGAATCAAGATGGGTGAAGATGGCAATGCACGGTGCAGCCGTCGGAACAATCATTGACTATGGGTATGCAAAGACAGAAGGGCTTGAGAAGGGTTCGACTGAGCAGGCTATTGAGTTGGCATTGTTAGAAATGCTGGAGCAATGGCGGATCAATGTGATGTCGCTCAATCCGTTTGATTTGTGTTTTGTCGATTCAGGCGACTGGTCAGACGCAATCTACGCTTTCGTTAAAAGGTATGGATTGCCGTTTTGTGCTTCCAAGGGATGGGAGCAGGGGCGGATGGCGTTCACGGGGGATAACACGCATGAGCGTTTGTTTTTTGAAGAGTGTCGAGCGGATTTGCAGCCGAATGGGATTTGGCTTTACAACTTCAACTCTTGGCATTGGAAACATCAGACCCAACAGAGATTCCAAACGCAAACAAGAGACGAAGAAGGCAAGTACAATAGCGGCTCGTTGTCGCTGTACACGGTGGAGAATCGGAGGCAACACCTTGATTTTTCAAAGGAGATTGTTGCGGAAGAGCGACAAGAGGTTTTTAAACATGGAAAAGGATTAGTGAGAAAATGGGTAAAGGTCAGTCAAAAGAATCACGGACTGGATGCGACAGCGGGGGCGATTTGCGCGGGGGCAGTGTTGGGATTCCGTCTTATACCCCAGCAGTTGATTCAGGAAATCAAGCAGCAGACACAGCAGCCGTCGGATCGGATGAAAATGCCGGACGGCAGACCGTTCTTGGTTACCGAGAGGTAGAGGTAACGCTGACGATTCCGGTCTATGATATGCCAGACGATGGCAAATCTAATGTACGGCGAGATATCCAAACTCGACGAATGCTCACACGAAAACAGGCGCTGGTGATGCGAGGCATAACAGAGGGGCTGAGGGCTCAGAATGCGTCAACTTCACAGGGTTATTCTGTAAGCAACCCCGGACGAGCTGTCGCATGGTTGCTTGATCAAATCGCTGAATCAATGTAGTAAAAAACTATATTTTCTAAACCCTGTTTTCTAATCACAAAATAGCAGTTTAGTCGTACTATATCCCGCATGGATTGGGAAACGGTACAGACAACTTTGCTTGACTCGATGGACTGGGAAGAAACCCTGTCCGTTTCGAAGGCGCGCACCTTCATCACTGCGGCTCGTCGATATCTTGTTCTGTGTCCAACTAATTCAAGCCAAGCGGCTGGCTCAATTGGGTTCGACCTATCTGAACTAAAAGACCAAATCAAAGCGGCTCAGGATTTCATTCGAGACAATGACACCGCAGCAAACGCAGGCGGCGGCGGGGTTCGATTCCTTGGAGTAGGAGTTGGATTCCGTGGCTAAGAAACCGCAGGGGGTGCTTGATGAATACCGAAACGACTGGGAGATGTCGCGGCAATCTCGATTTGTCCGACGCCGCACAGGCACAGCCCCGCTCGGTGGAGGTTCAGACTACCACTATCGAACCGAAAGTCGATATTACGACGACCTTGAGCAATGTAGAGACCTTGTTCGAAACGACTCTATCGTCGGTCAAACCATCGAACGCTCGGTCAACAACATCATTCAAGACGGCTTTACCTTCCGACCTGAGACGGGCGACAAAGCCCTAGACAATGACCTGTTCTATCGATTCAAAGAATGGGCTTCCGATCCCGACCAGTGCGATATGGCAGGCGAGGAAACATTCCACGACCTGGAACGCAAGTCATGTTTCGCCTGTTTAGCTGACGGGGATATTGTCGGAGTCGGAACCAATGAAGGCAAGCTTCAGGCAATTGAAGCTCACGGAATCCAAACGACAAACAAAAAGAAAAACACCGTTCTCGGCATCACAATGGATGACTACCGAAAGCGGGTCAAGTATTGGTACATGGCTGATGGAGTTGAGCCAATGGGCCGCAAGGAAGTGGCTGTACCGATTAATGTTAGGGATAAGAACGGCAACCGGATTTTATTTCACTTGTACAACAACAGGCGAGTAAACCAAACCCGTGGCGTTTCTGCCATCGCTCCAATCTTCGCTATTTGCGGGATGTTTGAGGATGTGAATTTTGCCAAGCTTGTTCAACAGCAAATCGTTAGCTGCTTTGCAATCTTCAAAGAGAACACGATGCCACCGCCAACTGGAGCCCCGTCAGTCGGCTATGGCAATTCGTCCACTGAGTCAGGCGGTGGAATTGCCAGACGCATTGAGGGTATTGTGCCAGGGATGGAGATTGAGGGGCGGGTTGGTCAAAAGCTTCACGGGTTCTCGCCAAACATCCCCAACGCTGAATACTTTGACCAAGTGCGTCTATTGCTGCAAATCATTGGCGTGAATCTCGGGTTGCCGCTTTGCTTGGTTTTGATGGATGGAAGCGAAACTAATTTCAGCGGCTGGCGTGGTGCGGTTGATGAAGCCAAGAAAGGCTTTCGTGCCATGCAAATGAACATCATCAACCGATGGCACGCACCGATAGCCCGATGGAAGATTCGGGATTTCATGGCAGACGATCCTGCTATTCGTTCGGCAGCAATGCGGAACGGGGTTAGCATTTTCCGCCATGAATGGGGCGCACCGCGAACCAAGTATATCAATCCAAAAGACGATGCAATGGGGGACATTCTCCAATTGCAATCAACACTTACCAGCCGTCGGAGATTACACAACGACAACGGCTCCGACTGGGAAGAAATCGCCGACGAACAAGTTGCAGACAATGCCTACGGTATTGAAAAAGCAATCCGACAGGCAGAAATATTAAATCAAAAATACAAAACCAACGAAGGCTATGCACCAATTCATTGGTCACATTTGATCGGATTGACAATGCCTCCTGGTGTCACAATGCAAATGACCCCGCCACCAGCAACGGAACCAATTCAAACGCAGGGGGCAGCAAATGAGTAACAGAATCACAATCGGGACTGTCGGTCTTGAAAATGGAATCACAAAGGCACGGTTCGACTCTGAACTTGCTTTGTGTGATCCAGCAATTCCATTGCGGTTGGACTTCCACAGCAACGGCGGTTGCGTGTTCGAGGGGTTTGGAATTGGCGAGTCAATCAAAGCTTGGCCAGGGAAAAAGATTGCAATGGTTAACGTCAAAGCGTTTTCCATCGCCAGCTACCTAACAAGCCTTTGTGATGAAGTTGAAATCAAGCCGACTGGGTATGTGATGATTCACAACCCATATGTTGAGTCGGAAGGCGACGACGAAGACCATGCAGCAGCAGCAGCGACACTAAAGTCCATGAAGGAAGAGTTGATACTTTCTTACATGGGAAAGACCGGGATGGGTGAGGCTGAAGTCAAAGCCCTGATGAAAGCAGAAACGTATTTAAACGCAAGGCAAGCGGTCGAACTAGGGTTCGCTGATCGCGTTATTGGCTCGGAGCCAGTCGCGGAAAAATCGCTTGTATTCGCAGCATTTTTCAAAGAGGAAGCAAAAGAGATGACAAAGCCAGCCCCCGCCACACTGAAGGAAATCAAAAAAGCTTTTCCAAAAGCAGCCAGTGATTTCGTTGTCCGCTGCATGGAAGAGGAACTACCACTGGAAGGCGTGACAAGTGCCTTGCTTGCCGAACTGCAACAAGAAAACGAAACCTTGAAGGCGCAAATCAAGGCGATGCAAGAAGAAATGGTACAGGCAAAAGCAATCTCTGCCAAAGCTGAAGATATGCCCGCGACCGAGGACGAAGACGAAATCGAAGACGCTCCGACGGCAAAGGCATTCAAAAAGTCTGCCCGCAAGCCAGGTCACAAGCCACTGCCGCAAGGTTTCGGAAAATCCGGCTCGTTCACCAACGCTCAAGAAGAGTGGAACGAAAGCGTGAAAAAGTATGTTGCACTTGGTATGACCAAGCAAAAAGCAACCGTCCGAACGAACCGCGAAAACCCCGGTCTCCGTGAACGTCTTGTCCAAGAAGCAAACGCCTAGTCCCACGGCAAAGAACCAACCAAACAAACCAATTTTTCTAAGGAACCAAAAACATGAGTCAATATTTTGAAACCGCTTGCCGACCCGACACAGCAGCCGGTGCAGTTGCACAATACCTTCGAGTGAAAACCCCCGGTGCTGTTGCTGCTGCCGGTGCTTCTGAGTCCTGCATGGGGACTATGGATGTGCCATGCCTTGCCGCTGGCCCTTGCACCGTTCGACTGCGAACCGCACAGGGGACTCAAAAAATGGTTGCCAGTGAAGCAATCACAAAAGGCAAGCCAGTCTATGCCGCAGCCAGTGGCAAAGTTGCGGCTGACGGTTCTGTTGTCGAAGGCATTGCAATGGAAACCGTCACTGCTGATGGCGACGTGATTGAAGTCATGCCAGCAACAGGACTTGGTGCAACTGGCGGGATTCTAAACGCTGCTCAGCAAACTCTGGTTGCAGGCGGCGGTGCTGTTGATGTCGTTTCGTTTTACACCGCTGGCGCGAGCGATGCGGGTGGAGACGCTTGGACTCTTGCCGATGGAACATTCCCCGGACAGCTCAAGAAAATCAAACTCATCACTGACGGCGGTGGCGATGCTGTTTTGACTCCAGCGAATTTCAGCAACGGCACCACTATCACTTTTGCTGATGCGGGCGATTACGCATTGCTTTTGTGGGATGGTGACGAATGGACAGCCGTTGAAGTCGGAAACGACGCTGACGGTGCAACAGCTCCCGTCATCGCATAACAAACCATCAACACCGGCTGGTGGAGGTGGCCACCAAATCCAGTCGGTTTTTATTTCAATTTCAAGCATTGTTGATGGAGAACGGATTATGCAATGCCTTCACCTACAAGCTCACTGGCAACCCTTCGACCTGACTTAGCCACATTTCTGGAATTCGATCTGGAAATGCAAAAGGCCGGATTTGTTTCCGACCAAGTTTTTCCAATTGTTGACGTAGCTTCTCAGGCTGGCTCGTTCGGAAAGATTCCACTGGAAGAGCTGCTCCAGAATCGCGACACAAAGCGAAATCCCGGTAGCGGTTACGCTCGCGGACGATTTAACTTTACCTCTACTTCCTATGCTTGCGAAGAGCATGGAGCGGAAGAGCCAGTTGATGACCGCGAAGCAAAAATGTATGCGGAATACTTCGACGCAGAAGCAGTCAGCACAGCACGGGCTTTCAATGCTGTTTTGACAAACGCTGAAAAGCGAGTTGCCGATGCCGTATTCAATACCACGACCTGGAATGGTGCCTCTCTCACAACCGGCATCACTCACGAATGGGACGACGCAACAAACGCCGTGCCACTGACTGACGTTGAGGCAGCAGTCCAGAAAGTCTATGACGGCTCTGGTTTGTGGGCCAACGCTTTGATCATCAACCGCAAGGTTTTCCGCAACTTGCGAAACTGCGACCAAGTGATTGAGCGTATCAATTCGGCTGGTGCTGGCAGCCCTTCCAAGGCTTCCGACGTGACGGTTCAAATGTTGGCGGCAGTGTTTGACCTGCCTTACATCATTGTTGCCGGATCGTCTCGCAACACTGCAATTGAAGGACAAAGTGCGACACCCGGCCAAGTCTGGTCTGGCGAATATGCAATGGTCTGCAAGGTTGCCACAGGTGCCGACATGCGAGAACCTTGCATTGGCCGAACCTTCCACTGGTCGGAAGACGGCTCCAGCGTTGGCGGAACGGTTGAAACATACCGAGACGAAAATGTCCGTTCGAACATTGTTCGAGTTCGACATGATGTTGACGAGTTTGTTTTGTATCCACAAGCCGGACACTTGCTGAGCAATATCACCACCTAATGGCAAGCTTGTTTGACAGGATGTTTAGACAGTCAGCCGTCCCCGTGCATCAACAATATCACGGGGAGGCTGTGGTCTATCGTTTTCGAGACGGTTCGACAGAGAACTTTGTCGGGCCAATCGATCGCCAACCAATTCAAATTCTTGGATTGAAGGGCGAAGTTTGGCAGCCAAGGTTTGTGATTACGATTCCGGTAGAGACAAAGCTTGTCAACACCGGCGGTGATAGGGTGGATGTTTTCGAGCATCCGACAGACACAGTTGCAAAGACTTACAGCGTGCTTCAAATCTTGTCGCAAAACGGACTAACAACTGAATTGGCACTGGGCTAATGGCAGAACCGATCATCGAACAAATTGCAGACGTTATCAGGGAGCGGCTACTTTCGGCTGACCTTGTGGCGTCGGTGGTTCGGCCAAAGCGAATTAATGATGATGCGGCTGGGGACTTTAAGTTGACGGTAACCCAAGGTTCGCGCTCAATCAATTCTGAATTGAGTTGCCAAGGGAATCCGCCAGGAACTGCATTCAATCAAGTTTTCAACGTGTACGGCGAACTGCGACCGAGTGAAGACGACGACACCGCGATTGACACTTACCGAAATCGATTCGACTCAGCCATTCGGGCAGCGATAACCGGACACACCAACTGGCACACTTACGGCGGGCTGGCGATTAACTCAGAAGTTGGTGCAGCGAAAAACATATCAATCGAAAGTGGAGCGGGAGTGCTTGTGGAATTACTTGTCCAGTATCGGCACGACGAAAACGACGACACGGCACAGCGATGAACATCGACGTATCAGAAAAGGGTTTGAATGAGCTGATTGAGGCGCTTGAAAATGCTGCTGACAACATCCCAAAAGAATTGTTTGCGGCACTTGGAAAAGCGGCACAGCCAGCTAGAAGAGCGATGACAAATGAGGTTGTTTCTGAACTGAACGTGCCGAAAAAAGTTCCGAACAAACAAATCAAAATCCACAAAGACAAAGACAACTTAGTTGTAACTATCAGTCTCCCGAAAACATTTCGAATACCACTGAAAGAGTTCAAGCCAACCGTCAGCAAGCGAAATGGAGTCGGCGCAAAAATCAGCAAAACAAAGGGAAAGAAAAGCTACCCGAATGCCTTTCGAGTTAATTCGATTGGCGGGCATATTTTCACACGGTCGCAAAAGCAAGCCCCGCGAGTGATGACGAAGGGGAGCTACAAGGGGCAGATTCGACAACCACTGGCAAAACTTCGCGGGCCTTCGCCGTGGGGAGTGTTGGCAAAAAATCCTGAAAAGCTATCGAACTTAGTTCAAGTCAGCAGGGAGGAAGTGCTTGCGGCGATCAAAGACCGCGTTCGCTACCTTGAACTCAAAAAACGCGGCGGACTCAACTGGCAGCAAAACGAAACAACTGAAACAGAGACTGAGGGATAATCATGCTTTACAAAAAACGGATTCTTGCTGCAAAAGTTGAGACTACTATCGGAACGCCAATCGCATTAAGTGGCACTGATGCGGCAATGAATGTTTTCAATCTTGTCGCCAATCCAACGGCACCCAGCGAGCAGCGACCGGGGCAAGGTTCATTCGGTCAACGCTATTCAGTCGTTGGAATGCAAACCGGGCAATTCACTTTTCAAACTGAGCTTTACGGCGTCACTGGTGCAGCCCCTGCTTGGCTTCAGACGCTGTTTGCTGGTTGTGGCGTCACTTATTCGACTGGCGTATTTTCACCCCGCTCAGAAGCCCCTGGAAGCAATGTCAAGACGCTGACCCTCGGAGCCTATACCGACGGCGTTTACAAGCAAATTGCTGGAGCAATGGGGACTGTTTCAATGACAGCCCCAACCGGCGGGCGAGTCCTGCTGAATTGGACTTTCATGGGACGCTGGACAACGCCAACAGACGTCGCACTTGTCACACCGACTTACCCGACAACAGCCCCAGCAATGGCAAAGGCTGGCGCGGTTTCAATCGGCTCATGGGAGCCTTGCATTTCCAACTTCACAATGGATCTTGGCAATGTTGTCAGTCCGCGACCGTGTTTAATTTCCGCTGGCGGGTTGCATTCATACATTGTCGCCGACCGGACTCCAATTGGAACCATCGACCCAGAGGCAGTTCTTGTTGCAACCAATGCCACCTATGGTCAATGGCTGAACAGCACTGAGCAGGCGTTTTCATATGAACTTGAGGCAGGCGATACGACCATCACAATTGCGGCACCATCATTCCAGTTCACCAACGTCCAAGAGGGCGACCGTGGAGGGATTCAGATGGACACCGTAACTTACCAAATGAATCGCATCGCAGCCGATAGCGATTTCACCATCACATTTGCGGAGGTTTAGTTTGTTCGCGTTAGAGCCCGGTGATGAAGGAATGGTCGTACTGGACAAGCACGCAGGACTTGAAAACCCGCCTTGCTGTGTCGTGCTTGCAAAGTCTATGAGACAGCAGCGAGAGTATGACGCGGCTTACGAGGCAGTTTGGGAGCGGCAAGATGGAGATAAATCCGCCGACATCACACAGCGAGTCATTGATTTATTCAAAGCCAATGTCGTCCGAATCGAGGGCTACAAAAGTGAAGACGTTGAAGACGCATTCACCCACGCAGGACTCACGGAAGTTTTGGGGAAGCTTGTTAGTGGTCGGCTTGTGTCTTACGAACAAAAAAAAAGCTAAGGATTCTGGCTTTGATCCGCGGTGGATTGCTCTGCAAATCATGCGGAAAAACGTGTCAGGATAACGAAGGGATTGAAATCGATTGTCCAGCTTGCAATGGCAAAGGTTGTGACAATTGCAAGCATGGGCGGTTTGAATTAAGCGGCTGTCCTAAAAAACTAATCGATTCGAACACGATGCAGACTTTAGAGTTTGCGGAGTGGATTGAAAAAGGACACCTGCCAAGCGAGGGCGGCGTGCTGAGTCAATCGGCAAGTCTAATGGCTCACTGCAAAGCGTATATCAACGAGACAAACAGGATTGAAGCCGAGCGATGGACGAAGCAGTAAACATCAAACTGACCGCTCAGGATGTGGCAAGCTCAGTCTTGAAGCACGTTGCTGGCAATGTTGATGTTGTTAAGGCAAAGCTGCAAACTCTCACGGTGGCGGCAAAAGAAACCAGCAAGACGTTTCAGATTGTCGGCCAAGAGATTTATGGATTTATGAACGACGGCACCCCGGTCATGGGGCCAGCAGTCAAGGCAGTTGAGGCAGTTGATGACAAGATTAAAGACACGGAAGTCTCGGCCAAAAAGGGCGCAAAGGCTCTTGGCGATTTCGCATCCGTGTTAGGTGCTGGAGAGATTGGCAGGGCGGCAACCGAAATTGTCAACTTCAAGGAATCTATCGGAGACGCTGCTGCCATGCTTAAAGGTGGCGGCGTTTCTGCTCTTGCAATGAAAGCAGGGCTTGTCGGACTTACTGCAGTGGCATCCTACAAGATTGGTGAGGTTATTGCTGGTTGGGCATTTGAGACAAAACGATTCTCAAAAGAACTTGGCGAGGCAGCAGCAAAAGCCAAAGAGCTTGGCGATATCCAATCAATGCAATCGGGACGGCGGATCGATCAAGATATTGCCGACCTGAAGGAATTTGGCGGAACGTTCCAGCAGCAAATGGGCAAGGCTAAAGAACTTGCTGCTCAGATTGGTAAAGAATTGGCTGGCAAAGGCGGACAAGAGGAACTTGCCAAAGCTCAGTTAGAAAAACTGGAAAGCCAACGTTCTTACTATCTCGCGTCTCAGGAGGAAGTTGACGCAGCTAAAGCAAACTTGGAAGTCATCCAACAGCAGAAAAAAGTGCTCCAAGAAAAGCTAAGCACTGTGCAGCAGGAGTTTTCAGAGGCTGAGCTTGAGAGAGTGCGAAAACGAGAGGCACAGGCTCAAGAAAAAACACGAGAGCAAGAGCGACTAAATTACATTCTGGAAGGCGAAGAAAAGCGAAAACAAGTCGCGGAAGACCGGGCAAAATTCGAGCAGCAGCAAATCGAAAAAGAGCAAAAACTTCGTGAGCAAATGCTGAAGAAACAGCAGGCGGCTGAAATCAAGGCGGCTGGCGATTCGGTGAAGGCATTGGAAAGCGAAATCAGCGACCTTGAAAAACTAAAGATTGACACATCGCGTCCGACTCTCAATAGCCAAGATGAGCGCATGACATCATTGGCTCGCGGTTCTGGCGACATTGCAAAGCAGCAACTCGATCTAACCAAGCGGCAGGTCAAGTTGTCCGAACTCAACCAAAAGCTGATGCAGGAAAACTCCAGATATCTGAAACTGCTTGCTGAAAAAGAGGAATCAGTGATTGCGTTTGGAGGTGCTGGGTAATGTCATTCAGAATCATTGAAACACCAACGCGGCAAGTCTCCGGAACCCGTGGCGACGACAGCAAGATAACGCAAACACTACAGCGAAGCTTTACGCTAGATGCTGACGATGCTGTCAGTGATCAGGTTGACGCAAAGAACGAACTGCGATTAAACGGCGTGTTCGAAGGTGCCAGTTATCCCGGCAGCCAGTTCTATTTTTGCACGACGGTATCCGTTAGCCAATCTGGCCCGATTTCGTATGAAGCAACAGCAAGCTATTCCAGCATTCCATACGATGAAAATGAAAACCCTAACGCTGATCCAACGGTCGAGCGGCCAGAGATAACCTATTCCAGCGTTACGACGCAGGTTGAGACGGACGTTGATGCTGACGGGAGCCCAATTGCTACAGCAGCAGGCGAGCTTTACACGGGCGTCATGATGGATGTGACAGACGTTGTGATCATCATCAAAAAACGATACTCGCTATTCACGCCAGCAGCATTTGGGGCATTTCGAAACAAAGTCAACGACACAACTTTTATGGGCTTCCCTGCTGGACGGTTGCGTGTAACTGATATTGTTCCGCAAGAGGTCAAGCAAGCCAATTCAGTCTATTGGGACGTGACGGTTCAACTGACAGACAGGCTCCCACTAACGGACGACGTAACAGACGAAAAAGCTTGGTGGGTTCGCAAGAGGCATGAGGGTTATTACCAAAAAGTATCCAGCAGTTTAACTCGCTGCCTTGATGCCAATGGCGAGCCTGTTTCATCGCCGGCACCATTGTCCGAGGCTGGAGTCCAGATATCTGAAAGCGACACACCCAATTTTAAATATTTTGAACTTTATCCGCCTGTTGATTTTGCAGGCATGAACTTAGGAGTTACATAATGGCAGCACTTTCGAGCATTACGGCAGTTCGCCCAACTGCAAATACAAAAATGACTGGGCCGGTTGCGTTTGGTGAAACCATTGCAGCCGGTCAGCCAGTCTATCTGGATTCAACTGATTCTGAATACAAGTTGGCGGACGCAAACGCATCATCCACAACGGCAACCACAAAAGGCATTGCTGTTACACCCGGCGTTGATGGTGGCTATGGGTATGTTGCGACTGGCGGCAGTATTATTCTGGTTGGTACGACAATGGCTGTTGGCGAGACGTACTATGTTGGGGCGACTGCTGGAGCAATCAACCCAGACGCAGACCTAACGACTGGCTGGTATGTTTCCAGACTCGGAACGGCAGCCAGCACGACACAGCTTGACCTTGACATCAAAGCCACTGGAATCACTCACCCGTAATGGCTAAGCGTCACCCAGTAAAGATGACCGAGACCAGTGCCAGGAAGCTTGACAGGCTTCTTGGTGGCTCTGGCGGTGCTGGTATTCCTGGCGAAGATAATTTCAGGGATTCTGGCTTTTCCCGCGTTCGTCTTGCCCAAGCTCCATCGGGTGGCATCCCTGCAAGAGTCGGGAAAACTCCTGGAGCTGCAACGTGCACGCAAATCATCGTCGCACCATTGGCTGGCTCGGGTTTCAGCGCTGGCGACTTGGTAAAGACAGCCCACACGTTTACCTGCATCAATTGGGACACAATCGCCCACGGTGCTGACGGCGATAGGATCATCCAAGTTTCTAGTCACTCTAATAACGCTCAGTTAGTTGGCTCAAGCTGTGTCAACACTGAGGATATTGCTGACATCCTCCTTTACGAGCCAACGGGGTAATCGTGGGAATCGGAACCGGAACACCTTGCTGCGGTTGCCGTGTTCGCAAGTGGCGAATCGCGATGACTGCGAACCATGGATACTACGGTACTCGAACACCGAAGGAATTGTCGGTTGTTGGTGATGCAGATGGTTTTGATTGGATCACAGTTACCGAAGGGCAGTTCTCACCTGACTTGATCATTGAAACCAAGCTGCGAATGACCAATCAGGGTGGTGACGACTGGCAACTGGACATTATTCAGAATGGAATCATCGGGGATACGATCGACTTCACATACGATTTTAGTTCCGGGTTTGTTGATATCGAAATCGAAACAACAAGTGGCGAGTACGTCAAGCAAGTCATAACCATTATGGATTATGACCTTACACGACCAGATGACTTCTTTTGGTTCCCAAATAGGTCAAGTGAGAATCCGGTTTGGGTTCTTCATTGTAGGGATGAATCAAACATAGGATTCCCAGAGCCGGTACACAATTCAGTCAGCGTAACAACCTCTCTAACGCAAGACTCGGATTCTGATTATGTGTACTGGGAAGGGACGGCGGTTGGCCCATTCTTGAGTCGAAGTACTGGGAGTGATCAAGAGTATTCGATTTCAGTCAGAATCAGTAAAATCACAGCATTGTCCAGTGTTACGATTGTTTCTGGTGGAACTCCATCAAGGTCAGGTTATGATCCTGTTCAGGATGTGATCCACTGGCCGTTTCATGTTGCAATAACAAAAAGTGCCTTGGGCTACACACATAGCTTTGTATTCGATCAGGATGAACCGACCCTAATTGAAAAGTTTGCATTCTCGAATCTGCTTGATGACGGGCTAGAGATTGATATCTATCGATCTGAACCGCAGTTGTGGATTGTTGATCGGCAGGTATCTAGAACGAATCATTTATTTCTTCGATGCCTACGATACATTCACACGCCTGAACCGTTTCTATTTGATCCAGCACCAATCGACGCGCTACTGCCTTCTGGAGCAGTTGACAGGCAAGAGCTTTACATCGTTCCGTCACACGATGCTGTTCTGATTCATGGCGTGGTAAGGACAAGCGGCGCAGGGACAGTGACGGTGTTTCCAACGACATTCGCATTGGATGGCAGTGGAAACTTTTCTGGTTATTTAAGGTGCCGGGTAACGCAAGGCCCGTTCACTGTTTATGGAACTG